GCTGGACAAGCGGATGCAGCCATCGGCCATCAGGCTTGACACGATGCGACTCAAGTGCCAGCCATTCTTGCCACGGCAGCAATGGGAATCCGATCGAATTGCTGAAATCGATGAGCTCTTGGCCACGCGTAGGCAGGTCTGGGCGCAGCTTTGAGTGAATTCTAGGAGTCGGATTGCCATAAAGCTTCTCAGCGATAGGCTCCAAAACCTCTGTGAGCCGATCTGAGCCACCTTGAACCAGTGTCAGCCTTCTTGTGCCTTCTTGATCCATTTCAGTGCCTTCTTGAGTCGTTTGGTGGTGAATTAAAACCTCGGAGGATGGGTTGGGTGGAATCAGTGTTAGAAAAAAGTCCACCCCGTCTCATCTTTTCCATTATGAACTCATCCGGTAACTTGTCACGCTTGCTAAAGTTACATTTGCGACAAGCTGCGACAAGATTGTCATCGATGTCCAGTCCACCCTTTGCCACTGGGATGATGTGATCGACTGTGTCTGCATCCATGCCACACCAGTAGCACTCATAGCCATCACGCATCAGTATCCTCAGCCTGATCTTCTTCCACTGTGCGCTGTTGCTCTTACGCTGTGAGTGTAGGCTCATCAGAAGTATCCTTTACGCTCATGGAATGCCCATGCCATACATGGTGTCTGATAACGATTCGTAATGTATTTGATCGTCTGATCTATCTGCCTATAGGGGTCGAGATTGCGATACCACTGGGATCTCATCTGACCAAGCCCAAAGTGTGAGCCATTGCGAGCATCTGGATTCCATCTAGATTCTTTTGTGATGATCTTGACAAAGCACTGATATTGCTTCCAATCAAGAATCCTTGAATGTGCATAGAGCTTGTATTGATCAGCCTGTGTAGCTGCGTGTACGGGTTGCATCTGTAAGACAATCGAGCCTAGCAATAGGCAAAGAGCTCCCCTAACCGCCTGTCTCCTTAGCGAGCTATACGGCTTCAGCCGCTCGCTTGCAGAGCAGGACGGTAGCGGCACTGTCAAGGATGAGTCAAATATGTGGATAAGTTGAGCGCGTCTCCTGCGTGTCGTCCACAGGTTATCCACAGGCATCACTTATCACCACCCCAGCCCCTGCCCTTGAAATGCACCGGATTGGCCGTAAAGATTCGAGCCATTGGGATCGTGCATCCATCACAATATGGCACGCGATCAAGATCATCACCGATTGGCCGATTAATCGTCTTTGTAGCTGCACACACTTCGCATCGATAATCATATTGAGCCAATTGCGTCACCTCGATCCATGACGCCCATAACGCCGCATCCTAAGCACTGGACGAGCACTTTGCCATCGCCCAGCTGTACATCGTCCATCTTGACGCCGTGATTTGTGACTTTCTTTTCGACCCTACATTGGAAGCGCAGCATCTCCATGAGAGCTCCTTTTCAGATTTTCGATCGGGTGCAAATTGTATTGCTCGACCCAAAATGTCGGTTGGTCTCGCCGTCTCCACGGCTTGCTTTTGGCAATTGATACCGGCAACCATCCTCGGATTTCATAATTCGGAGATTTGCCAGTGACCAATATAGCAATGTCTGAATTTCTGTCATTGTCGTAAATGATCATCGCGCCATTGGCGTATTTTGTCCACTTGACTTCAAATTGAGACCCGACATCGGCTTCATTCTTAAATGTGTTAATCGTTGGCTCAAAATCTTTGTAGCCCAGATATCTGGCGACGACAATTTCGGCACATATTGATTCGGCCATTTGGCAGACATACTCAAAGAATGAGATGTCGCGTGTGTAATTACATTTCGCATCTGGCTTGCCGTTGATTGCTTTGATGCGCTCTGTGGCAACATGAAGCGATTTCAGCATGTCCTCATAGGACACTTTCATCTTCACTTGCACAGCTCGCAATACCACAGCTCCGGTGATCCCATGACAAAGTCATATCGACCGCCATCAGATCGCTTGAATGTCTCGCATCGATCGCACCATTCGATCTTTGGTGGTGTTACTTCATCTTTGACAATTGAGCCATCAGACATGAATCGTGTGCGCTCGCCCGTAGCAATACGGATCATTTCCATGTCAGCCATCAGCTTTGCACCTTCCATTTGCCGTCTGCGCCCATCACATACCAAATCGGCAGGCATTGATTAGCCTTAACCTTTTCAATGCAGACATGTCCTCGATATGCCTTGCCTGTCTTTGGACTTGTGCCTTCTTTAAGTAGGCGATGGCCATGCTTGCACTGTGGAGCTTCTTGAATGAGCTCACCGCCAAGCTGCGAAGCGATCTCCTCGATCGTGCTGCCAGCTGTGGCAAATCCATCTTCGGCAAATGGCTTGCTCCACGGATCATCTTCGATTTTGTCCACAAATGGCTTGGGCAGCGTCTCAATCTGCTCCATGTTTTGCTTTGTTGGCCTTGTCTCAGATCCGAGCAATAGTCCGGCACAGCGTCCGATAGCCGATGTCACTGTATCTTCGACGAACCATCGCTTCATGCTGGGATTGTAAGATTCAACCCGTCCGAATGCGTAATCGATCGCCGATGGCTTTTCATCTTCATATTCACGATAGATCCGGCACTCGATTAGGATGTAGCCAGCCTGCGCATTGAAATCGACGATCGATGTCTCGACGCGATTTGTCGGAAATGTTGCATGAAGCCTTTTGATGCGAGCTGCGACATCTTCATATCCATCCAAGAATCCGGCCATTTATTTTGCCGCCTTTGTCTTGCCTATTGCCATGCCGACAGATCGGCCGTGATGGTATCCGACCGACTTGCCATCCCTGTATCCCATCGAATACAAAAGTGTTGCGATTGCCAGCTGTGCGAGTACCGCAAAGCCGATGATTTGCTCAATTGCCATGATTGCTCCCGATCCGGAAGTTACTGGACTTCGCTCCCTGCGATAAGGATGTGGCTAATCACTGACATCGTCAAGAATCCTGCGTGTCTGTCGGCGTGTCTGCCGTTGATCTTGACTTGTCTTTCAATCCATTTGATGCCAAGACTGATCCAAGTGCGCCAGTCAAGAAGATCGTCAGAGTCGAAAGAAGCTCGATAAATGCTCGATCATTTGGAGCTTGATCGCCAAGCGGCTGAGTCACAAAGATCAGCGCGTACAGCATCCCAGCGACTGAGAATGCAAAAGTCAGCGCAAGACATACGCCGATGAATACGATGAGCCGAGCTTTAAGCTGCTCATTTGTCAGTCTTCTTTGATGTGAAGCCACTGGGATCCTCTCCAAATATGTCTTCAGTACATGTTCCCTGAGCCTTACATTGCGGCGGATTGCACTCAGGCTTCTTCCAGTTGTCGAATTCTTGGCATTCATACCGCGTCCATCCCTGATAACCACATGCCGACAGCCCTAGCGAAAGCGATAACCCTAGAGCTGCCGACAGTAGTCTCCGAGTCACTTCCCCAATAACCCGAAAGCCTGATCCTTTGGATTGAGCCAGCGAAGGATCACCGGTGCGACAGCGGCTGCGCCTGCCATTGCAAGTGTCTTGGGATCTGTCTCGCCTGCCATGTAAAGAGCAAGCGCGGCGGCCATGAATGACCGAGCCCAGCTTGCTGCCATTGCTTTCATTTGCTCCATTTTTTCTCCTTCTTTGGCTTTTCTGCCTTTGTCGGTGTTGGCATTTCTACCTTTGGAAATTCTCCTTTGTAAGGCACATACTTGGGACGACCAAAGCCGACGACTTCTTTTCCAATTGTGCGCTTCTTGACCATCACCATGCCGCCATTGCGTTGATCGCCTGTGCCGGATGTGTTGCCTTCGATCGTCGTCACTGTGTTGCCATTAATGCCGACCACGATTCCGATGTGACTGATGCGATCGACGCCGTCATGTGGAAAATCCATAAATGCAAGATCACCAATTGCAGGCACTTCATGCCATCTGGCGATCTCTTTGAATTTGTGTGCTCCGACAGCTGTGGAGACAACCGAGTGATTCTTGACGCCAGCTTGTGCAAGCACCCAATTGCAAAATGATCCGCACCATGGCAGGCCATTGGCTTTTGTAAATTCACCATATTTGGTGATGTTCTCCGGTGTTTCGACATAACCGATTTCACCGATAGCGATCTCGATTGCATGTGGAGCTGATCCGCTAGGGTAGGACATAGTCGTGCTCTCCATTCGTGCATTCCCATTTTTTCAATTCATTCAATGTCAATTCATCATGACCACATTCTGGCCTTGGCGCAATAAATGCATCATCAATGGGATCGTAGGTAAATCCAATCCCGGCAAAATTAAACCTTATTTTGCCGTTATAACTTGTTCGGATTGCTCCGTAATACTCTTCCCATGAAGTTACGCCTTCAATGAGATCGTCTTCATCGCGTCCGACAATGACTTGAGTGACAATGTTGTTTTCGTCAATATATGCGTAGTGTGCCATTATGCCCAACTTACTGTGTCAGATAGGCCAGCCGCGGTGACTGTTGAAACTTTAAAACCGCCTGCCGACGATGTTGATTGAGTAACTCCGCCAGAAAATGTTGCCGTCAAAGTGTCTGGATATTTTAAAATAACGACGCCAGAACCTCCAGAACCTGCACCGCCATTTGGAGAAATTCGTCCATTACCACCGCCACCTGAACCTGTGTTTACTGTGCCGTTGCCGCCATCGTTGGAACGATCGCCACCATTACCACCGCCACCACTTCCGCCTGTGCCGCCCGTTATTTGACCACCTGCTCCACCGCCTGCGCGTGTAACGCTTGAGCCAGTAATTGAAGATGCAACTCCATTGCCGCCATTAGCACCGCTGTTTGACGCGCCGCCATTGGCTCCTGCCGTAGATGCTCCGCCGCCGCCGCCGAAAGATCGGTAGGTAGCACTGTCGGTGATACCGCTGCCGCCTGCCCGACCTTGATTGGTAGTTCCGGCACCGCCCGATCCATTTCCGCCGCCGCCGCCGCCAGAACCGCCAGTGTTGCCTGCGGTGTTATCTGGACCGCCGCCGCCACCACCGGTCGATGTAATTGTTGAAAAAATTGAATCGCTACCGGCTGCTCCGTTAAAATTTCCTGTTGTACCTTTTGCGCCGCCGGCTCCGACTGTCACAGTGTAAGCAATTCCCAGATTTAGCGTCAAAGGTGTTTCAGCTGATCCACCACCGCCTGATGATTCTCCAGATACGGAACAACGATATCCACCAGCACCGGAACCACCGCCGCCGCCGTTAGATTGGCCGCCGGCCGCACCGCCAGCGATAACCAAATAATTTAAAGTAAAAGTCCTCGGATAATTTTGTGAAGCCATTATCCCCAAAATGATTGGAGTCATTACGCAATATCACCAATCACTGTGAATGTATTTGATGCAGTGCAAATGATTGAAGCCGCTGAAAATTTCGCTCTCAACTTTGGAGCATTTCCATTTGTGCCAGATCCTGTGGATGTAATTGTTACGCCAGCACCTTGTGCCAAAGTGACTTGGCCTGCGCCGATTTGTTGAATGTTGATGATATTGCCCGTTGAGAATACTGATGGCGGCACTGTCAATGTGATCGCGCCTGCATTTGATAAGGTGACAATCTTGCCAAGATCGCCAGCGACCAGTGTGTAAGTCGTGCCTGTCTGTGCATTAAAGCTGATCGTCGTGTCATCTTGTTCAATCCATGTGAAGTCCATGTCGGTATTTGATGCCTTCGACAAGACTTGACCAGTCGTGCCGCCTTCAAGATCCATCATCGATGTGTCGATTGCTTGGCCAAGTGTTCGGATTGCAGCCGCGCCATCTTTTACGAGATCGGTGTCATCCGGTGTTTCCCAGCCAAAATTTGTAGTGCTCGCCATTTCGTCTCCTTATGCCACGATCGTGGCTTGATTCCATGTAAGTGTATTAGATAAAGAATTCCAAGTCTCGGCAACACTCACAGTATTCCATCGAGCCGCTTGTAAGCTGTAAGCCGTAGGCGAGACAGTCAAAGTGATGGCCAGTCCATTGTACGACGCGCTAAATGTCCAGCCTTCGACAAAGCCTTGAAATCGCCCGTCATTGATATTGGCAGGCAAGTCGGTGATGTCAATCGGCAAGCCCATGAATACATTGAGCAAGGAATCTCGATCGCCGTCATCGATTTCTGGATTGCCAAGCGGAAAAGTAATTGAGCGAAATTGAGCTTCGGGATTGGCTCGGATCTGCAAATAAAATTCCGCTTGAGATGTGGCATCTGCGCCTTTTTCCAGAGTCGTCTGAATTGATTGCGCTTGATAGCCAAAAATGGCAATTGATGCGTCATCTTGATCTGAAACTGTGTGATTATTTTTGTATCTTATCGTCACCGCATTGCGGATGTCGCCAGATTTGAGCGATGTCTTAATGCCAGCGGCCAGTGCTGTATTCCCTGAGACGCTTGTGTATCCATAAGTCGTGAGATAAGTATTGCGATGCGTACTGTCAGCGTAGGAAATGCGACCTTGATTGTCTTCGTACAAATATCCTAGCCCTGAATTTGCCAAAGCTGCCACCAGCGAATACACATCAGTGACATCGGAAGATCGAGCTGTCAGCTCATAATCCCCTGGCTGATCAATTTCGCCAAGCCCTGAATTTTCAGCATTGGCCCATGTTATCGTCGGATCATATCCAGCCCAAGTCTCGGCGGCTGGCACTTCATTCCATGTGTTAAATAGCAATTCGCTGAGGATTGTGTATATCTGATCGCCGTCAAAGTCTTTGGCAAGTACGCCTTCAGTCAATGACTTCGGCAGCTTCGACAGAGCACCAAGTGCGATGATCCTCATATTCTGCACAAGGCCGCCAGTGCCGGATGACTTGACTTCCAAATCGATGTCGGTGACATAGCCGCCAAAGACATTGACATCAACGCCAGCTGAATCCTTGACCTTGATATTGACTTGAGCATTTACATCAATTGAGACTGGCGTGTCATCAAAATTTAGGATGGTAAAGCTGGCATATCCGGCAGTCGCTTGGCTGTAAATGTCTGTTCGACCAGATGTGATTGTCACATCAGCCAAAGTCAGATTTGTGTACGAGACGCCGCCGACAGTCAGCGTCCAATCAGGCGTCCAGATACTCATGACTGAAAGTTTAACGATCCAAGTGTGCCGCGACTGAAAGATCGATTGAGCACATCGACGATGGTGCGAGCTGTACCTTCAGCATCGATCGCGCCATTGACTGTGAGATTAATTGTCGATCCACCGCCGCCGCCACCATTCGGGATGATCGTGCCAGCTGTAGTCGGCACAAAGAGCTCTGGGCCACGCTCACCGACGACATAACTTGTGCCGGATGAGACTGGGCCACCCAAAGCCCTACCGCCGCCAAATGTCGCCTCAAATGCGCCGCCGATGAATTGCGTGACAGGATTATTCTTGATGAAGTTCACGATTGCTTTGATCGCGTTGTAAGCCTTATTAATAAGATCGACCAGCGTTGCAAAGAAGTCAATGACGCCGCCGATTGCATCTCCTAGAATTGTAAATGCCGCGCCCAAGACTTTACCCAATATCGGAGCCAAAGTATCGCGCACAAATACCGCAAAAGCCTTAAAAAAAGTCACAAGTGGCTGGAGCTTCTCGGAATTTTCTTGAATCTTGCCAGCAACCTTTTCAAATGCAGCTCGAAGCCCGTTGATGACTGGAGTTAAAAAATCGCGCAAAGCTGGAATGACAAAGTCGGTGATGAATCCAAAAATGGCTTTGAATGTTGGAATCACATTTTCTTTAATGTATCCAGTCAATGTCTGAAAGATTGGTGTGAGCTTTGGGCCAAGCTCTTCGGACAATTTCTGAATGGCTGGGATGACTGTATTGACAAAGCCGCTGACCATTGGAGTGATGGCATCAAGTACAAATGCGCCGACTGTCTCTTTGCCTTCCGAAAAGGCCACATTGAGCCGCTGCATCTTGCCTTGAAATGTATCGGCTTGCTCTGCCGCTTGGCCGCCAAATGTGGCCGCGAGCTGGGCTGTGATCTCTTCCATCGACATCGTCTTGAGCTGTGCAGCTGTAAGACCGACGCCAAGCTTGGCAAGCGATCCGGCATTGCCTTCTTGAGCTTTAGCCAGCGCATTTGTGACAGCCTCAAGTGATTTGCCTGATCCAGCTGCGACATCGATGGCCGTTGCCTGTAATTTTAAGGCCGCATCCGAGTCTCCAGTAGCTCTTACCAATCGCTCAAAGCTTGGACGCAATTCATCATCAGTCAGACCAGTCAGCAAAGATGTCTTTGTGATCTGCGATTCGACGGCGGCGATCTGAGCATTTGTCGCGCCCGTGACATTTGTAAGTGTGGTTGCGAGCTTGGCTTGTGCAGCTTCATCCTCGATCGCAGACTTCACGCCATCGATCAAAAGCTTGCCAGCATAAGCGGCGGCAGCTACGCCAGCGGCAGCAAATGCAGCCCCTGCTATCTTGCCAAATTTGCCTAGCTTTGCGCCAAAGCCTTCGACTTCATCAGATGCGCCTTTTGTGCCTTTGCGTAAGCCATCGAGATCGGCATCAAAGGTGATCTTGACTTTTGGAATTGCCATTAGTCCAGCCCTGCCTTCTTGACGACATCCTGAACCATCTTCGCGTATTCACGCGCAATTATTGGCAAATAGTAATCCATTGCCGGATTTATCCAGTAGCCGCTTTTATTGTAAGGAGCTTTAAATCTGTCAGAGTAAGCGCGGCCTGCGCGATCGACGCCGCGATGTGATCCATATTCAGATCCCCAAAGTAATGCGCCAGCAACGGCTTGACCTTGCTTGACGACTTTGCCGCCGCCACGCTTTTCACCGCCATACTTTCGGCCAACCTTCTTTGGGCCACCGACATCAACGCGGATCAATCGATCTCGCTTTGGAGCAAGTGATTCAGCAACCTTCTTGGCCACTGGCGTGCGAGACGCATTGGCGAACATCAGCAATTGTCCAGAAAATCTTTGTGACAGTGGCAAAGCGCCCTGACGGATTTCTTCCTGAGATTCTTTTGGCAAAGATCCAAGCAAGCGGATGAGATTCTTGAATTCCACCGGATCAACGGTGATGGCCATAGTGCCTTTACCTGCCTTGGCCATTTCTCTTCTCCAGTATCTCGATCGCTGTCAGGATCTGCTCCGCTGTCTGCCATTCACTCATCGGGATTTGCGTGGCAATTGCCAGCTCCACGATTGTGCGATTTAAGCTTCCAGCGGCGTATCTTTTGGGCTGTCTGCCACCTCAGTCGTAATGTCCGAGACTGTCTCGATCCATGCCTCATAAGGCTTGACGGCCTTGCCAGCGGCTTCTCTTTTCATAGCGTGATACGCCAAGAAAAGAAGATCGGAGACCCCAATCTTGTCTGCCGCTTGTGTAATGGTAAATCCTGTCTTGTTTTCCCATTTGCACCACTCAGGTGGAGCTGCCACATAAGTGGCAAGCTCGCCCGATGTGTATTCGATTGTGATATTTGTTTTCATGCTCCCGATCTCCTTCTTAGCTAAAAGTCTCGGTAGGTGTACCGACAACTGTAAATGATAGTGACACAGTCTGAGCGTCCGGTGCTGCACCGCCGACTGATGGGAAAGTCGGCAAGATATTGCAAGCAAAGACGGCTCCGGTGGCAGCTGTTAGTGAAGCCGCCAAAGTCGTATTTGGTGCGGATTCTGTCGCAGTCCAAAGTGACTCACAGAGCGATGAAGCGACGCCCCAGTCTGCAAGCATTTCGACTTCAAGAGTCCATTGATCATCGATTGCTTTGTAAGCGCGGCCATCGAGTGTCTGATATGTCTCGATGGTGTGCTCATTTGAAAGAATGACTGATGTTGCTTGTGCATCGTAATTTACGGTAGCGATCGTCAATACTAGATCGCGTCCGGTGATGACGGTCGTTGGCATAATTTACTCCTAGTTAGTTTGTGTGTATTGGGTTGATATTTCAATCTCGCACGCGAGAATGTCGGACGCTCCGATTGAGATTGGCGTTGGATTAGACACAGAGCCGACTGTGTAACCTGACGGAATAACCGCCAGAATGCTAAGCACTAGCTTTTCGATGTTGTCGAGTGCAGCTGCATTTGAATACATGGCGACGCCGACAGTGACAACAAGATTGACTTTGACACGCGTCGATGTGCCGATGAGATTGGCTTCAAGATATGGCGATGCTGGCACGACGGCCGCAAATGGCACGATCGGAGCTTCTGGCACATAGTCGTAGGTGTTAGCCGCTACGCCTGCAATGGCTGTCTTTATTGCGCCGCGGATATCGACGGCAATTGATGACGCTGGCATCAGCTCACCATCGATCGAGTATCGACCAAATCACCGAGCAAGCCGATGCATCTATTGGTCAAGCTGCGACCCATCCGAAATGGAGTCGGGCTAAAATCTACGCCTTCGATCTGGCCACCTGCCGCTGTACGGCTTTGGAATACTTCGACCGAGACAGCCAAGATTGCGCTCTCGACATTTGCATTGCCTATGTAATAAGTGGCCGCGCCGTAGCCGGATAGGGTCGCAGTGCCATTTGGAATCATCTGACGGATGGTGACATCTGCATTTGTTAGCGCGGCCGTAAAATAAAGATTCTCCACAGTCGTGACTGTGTGTGTTGCCGTAAATGGCGCAGGCATCTTTGTGACGACTATCGATTGACCTACGGCAAAAGTGTGTGGCTCCCGTGTGTAAAAATAAGCGACATTGGATTCCAATTCATAGCTGACAATTGCTGTCGTGTTCTGCGTAAGGATTGGCAAGATCACGCCTTCGGCAGTGTCAATGATGTCGTCCAGATACGCATCAGAATACAGGGATGAACTCACGCCAAGGAGTGATCGCAGCGATGACGCTGTAACTATTGCCGACATGAGTCCATCCCTTCATCTGCTCGACCGCCTCGGGAGCGAAGCGGCCGATGTCTAGTTATCTTTTATCGATCAGGTCTTGTTGATACCAAAAGCTCCGGCGCCAATTTTCGTGGCGATCGCTCCATAGCCATACATGGCCACAAGGATCTCGCCTGATGCAATTACATCAGCGCGCAGCTGGAATGTTGGTGATTCATACCATGTGTAGCTTGTTGGGTTGATGATCATCATAGAATCATCTTTGTCTGTGTCATTTGCGCTTGGCACATTTGCCGTTACAAATAAGTCCAACCCAGCGACATTTCCGCGGATTGAATCTGGACGCACGACGCCGCCAGCATTTGAAGGCTGTGCTGCGTTGTAAATTGGACGCCCCGAGTCCGCCAAAGTCATGAGATTTGCCCATTGGCTAGTATTTGCCAAGAGATTGCGAGCGAATCCTTGAGTGTTGGAATAGACAGACGCGGCACCGCGTGAAACAAATCCGAGCAACTCTGAAGCTGTTGGATATGTTGTAAGTGTTGTCCCGTCAGCTGTTGCCCCTGTTGCGAGTGCTGTAAAGACAGCCTTGTCTGTTGCGGCTGCATATTGCGCCGCCATGTTATTCATCAATTCTGTGATGAAAAGTGGTGATGAGCGATCAAAGAGCTCCACTGAGAATTGCTGTTGTCCAGCATATTTCTTAACTGAAACTGTGACAAATGATGAGGCTTGATCTGTGTTAGATGGTGTGCCTGCTTCAGCTGTCTCTGCAACTGTTGGAAGAGTGGTGATCTTTGGAATCTCAAAAGACATTCCAGCGTCAGGCAAGACCCCTGTCGTAATCGCATCGATTGCGCTTCTTGTGTTATTTGCAAGCCCATTGATGACGGTTGTGAGCTGGCGTGTTGGAATTAGACCAGCGTTGTCTGTTGTATCAGCTGCTGCTGCGACATAAGCGCGAGCCTCATCTGATCCAAGTGTTGCTTTGATTGTCATTTCCAATTGCTTTGGAGCTGAGAAATCTAAGCGCGGCTTTGTTGTGAATACGCCTTTGCTGCTGGCGGCTGTGACTGACTGTGCGGCTTCGACCGTCTCTGTAACGGCTGCCGCGTCTGTGACGGTGTTTTCCACTTCGTCTCCTTCTGTTGTTGGTGTTGGTGTTGCATCCTCATCCGGTGCGGATGTGGAATCTTCATCAGCTGTTGTCGCAGCTACTTCGGCGACTCTTGCTGATCGTACGGCAGGCTCGGAGACAAGCGCGACGCCTGTGAGCTCAGCCTTGAGCACTTTCATAAATCCCTTTTCTTGGACATAATCCTCGACACTGAGCTCGACAGAAAATCCATCGCGCAATCCATCCATCGCTTCAATGAGTGCATCGCTTCCAGCTTGTGTGTTGCTAATTTTGAAAGTGGCATTGATAGCACTGTCTCCATCAAGTGTCATCTCCATGCTCTTACCAATTCTGCGCGTGCGATCGTGCTCAAGATTAAGAAAGACCGGAGCTGGATCAATGCTGCCTTTTGCAAATACGACTTTGCCAGTCGATGCATTCGCTTGCTCATCGAATGCGACGATGCGACCGGAAATTGTGCGCGCTTCCGAATCGGCGGCTGTGATTGTGATTGGTGTGGTTAGTTTCATCCGATTATGTCCTCTGCGTCTCTGATTTCTTCGATGGTCATTGCCCCAATGCGATTGAGGATTTCGTACACTTGCGCTCTTTCAAAAGGATTGCCGCGCAAGAAATCGTCTAGGTCGTAGCGGACATATTGTGATGCTGGCGTGAAATCTGTGAGTGATAAACGCTGCTCGATGATTGTCAAGATCGGACGGATTGAAAAGTCAATTAAATCGCGACGCTGATTGACAGCGTTGGAATATGTCATCGATGATGGATCGGCTGATGCGAACCATGCCGGTAATCCGATGGCGCGACACAATTCCAGCGCAAGATACTGACGCGCTTCATTCATTTGCAATTGCTTTGGATCAAATCCAACAGTCTCTAGCGATACATCTGCATTGAGCACTGTGACCGACTTTGATGTGCGATTCAAGAATGTTTCTTTTAATGCTTGGAGTCGCTCCTTCGGCAAATTGGTGCCATTTGTCTTGACGACCATTTGCGGCGCAGGATTCAAAGCGAAGTCATAAGCTGCGCGCTCCAAAGCGTGTGCAGCTCTTACTGTGCGGCCTGCTCGATTGAGCAATCCTTCTTGCATGTTGCCGAACACAACAAGCTGATCCGGTGCAATTGGTACGCCATCGATCGTGTAGCTTTCGATCTGTGTGCCGTTGGCATTTGTAAAGATTCCGACGCGCTCTGGCGCAACGCGCTCCATCGCTTGAATTCTGCCTGTGTCCTGATATCTAGCCGTGACAACAGCATAAGCGGCTGGCCTAAAAAGTAAATCTTCAACCATCCACGCCCAAAATTCTGCGCCTGTAATTCGTGGATCGGGTTGATTAATGACGCGTGGAGATGACACGCGCTCATTTGTTGCTTTGGTCTTCGTATCCAATGGCAACGATGCGACAGTTGAGCAAATAATTCCGCGAGCGCGAGCGATTACTGGCACGCCCATCGCTTCGGATCGTGATGCACTTTGTAAGCCGCCGAAGAATGGAGCACCGATTGAATCAATCGAATTGACCGGAGCCAATGATGCATCGACCACTGGCGCATTAGGCTTGGCAGGCACAAAGAAATCACGAATCCCCATGTGCCAAATTTTATTGCGTCGCTACAATCAAAAGACCA